GCTCATGCGTTGTTCCCCTCGCTGCTCTTCAGCAGGCGCCGCAGGTACTCGCGGGTCCAGCCGGTGACGCGGACGACAGTGGCCTGCGCGCCGCGTTCGTCGGTCGACTTCAAGAAGGTAACGGCCTCGGCCTGGAGGTCGGCGCGGGCCGCGTCGAGGGCGGCTTCGGCTTCTCGGTAGCGCTGAGCTGCGAGTTCGAGTTTCGCGGTGTCCATATAGAGGAGTCTCCCACAGGCTTGGCCAACAAGCTAGGCCAAGCCTATTGACAAGGCCAACCGAGTTGGCCAATACTGGAGTCACAAGGAAGCGCAATGAGGGGGACCACCGATGAGGCACACCGCACGCGAGACCACCACCGCCACCCTCACCCGCCTCATCAAGGCCTCCGACCGCCAGCACCCCATCACCCTCGCCTACCTCAAGGAAGAGAAGGACGACAACGGCCGCAAGACCGGCCACCTCGTCGAGACCGTCCGCACCGTCGAGATCTACGACTTCACCGTCACCGCCGCCGGCGACATCGTCATCAAGGCCATGGACCGCAGCACCGGCGAAGCCCGCAGCTTCCGCCTCGACCGCATCCGCACCTACTCGATCCACCGCACCCGCTACCTGGTCGCCCGCCCGGTCGCCGACGACAAGCCGGCCCGCACCGTCGGCCTCGCCACCGTGACCGTGCTGTACCCCGTCGACTGCCCCATCGCCCACCGCGTCCAACTCCTCGCCGACGCGCTGGCTGCCTAAAGGAGCCCGCCATGGCCCACACCATCCGCTGCGCCCACGACGACTGCCCCGAGGTGTCGACCCGCGCCGCTTTCAATCCCACCCCCCGCGAGCAGCTCGCCACCGACCACCGCCGCTCCCTCGCCGCCGACGGGTGGAGCGACATCGAAGGCCGGGACTACTGCCCCGACCACAGCCCCGCCTAACCCGCCGACACGACAGGATGAACCCCATGACCCACCACCCCGACACCCTCAAGCTCGTCGCCGCAATCAGCGACCACGACGAGCGCGGCGGCAACACCACCGGCCCTGACGGCAAGGTGGCAGGCGTCGACGCGTTCGCCCTCCTCGGAGCCGCTGGAGCCCGCGCCAAGCTGATGGCCGAAGGCTTCGGCACTCTCCGCAAGACCCTCAGCCCCCAGCAGCAAGACGAACTGCTGCGCCTGCTCGCCGCGATGTGGCGGGACGGCTTCATCGTCGGCGCCAACTACGAGGCGCAGCACCACACCGTCTGACCCACCCCGTACAGCAGAAGGCCCCGCTCCTCGCCACCGAGGACCGGGGCCTTCGCCCTGCGCGCCACGCACCGCCACCCGGTTGCACGCATCGTTACCATCAGACCATGACTACCGGTAACGAGCCACCCGTACCGGCCGCGCCCGAGCCGCCCGGCCCGGACACACCCGACACCCTCCGCCAACGCGACGGACGCGGCCGCTTCACCCGCAGCATCAAAACCGCCCGCCGCGACGCCGCCGCAGCCGACTACCTCGCCGAACACCCCGGCACCAGCTACCGCCAACTCGCCCAACTGTTCGGCTACTACGACCACAAAGACGCCCGCATCGGCATCGAGCAAGCCAAAGCTGATGTCGCGAGACCGGCCGTCACCAAGCTGATCGCCACCGAGTCCGAGGAACTGGACATCCTGTACGCCGAAGCGTGCGCGATCCTCCAACGCAACCACGTCACCGTCTCCCACGGCCGGATCGTGATGTGGCGCAACCCCGACACCGGGCAGGAAGAACCACTCCCCGACGACGGGCCCAAGTTGCAGGCCATTCGCGTAGCGCTCGACGTGCGCAAGGCGTACCAGGACCTGTGGGGGCTGAAGCAGCCCAACAAGGTCGAGCACTCCGGCGGCGTGAAGTACGAGATCATCGGCGTCGACCCGCAGGACCTCGTGTGACCTCCACGACCGTGCGGTACGAGCCGCGCGGGGGCGCCAAGGATCTCCTGTCCGCCAAAGAGCAAGAGGTCTGCGTGGCAGGCCCGGCCGGCACGGGCAAGAGCCTGGCGATGCTCCAGAAGGCGTTCTACACGTCGCTGATGATGCCCGGCTGCCGCAGCCTGATCGTCCGCCAGACCCACGCCGCACTGACCGGTTCCACGCTGGTGACCTTCGAGCAGCAGGTCGCGACGGCCGCGCTCGCCGAAGGAGTGGTTCGCTGGTTCGGAGGCAGCCCCCGAAAGCCGCCGGCGTACCAGTTCGCCAACGGGGCCGAGATCCTGGTCGGCGGCCTCGACCGCCCAGAGAAATTTCTCAGCACGGAGTTCTCGCGGATTTACGTGGACGAGGCGACCCAGATCAGCCTCACCGCACTGGAGACGCTGATCACCCGTCTCCGGGGAAACGCCGATACGTACCGTCAGATCGTCCTCGCCTGCAACCCGGACCACCCGAAACACTGGATCAAGCAGCGGTGCGACGAAGGCACCATGCGGATGCTCCACAGCCTGCACCGGGACAACCCTCTGTACGTCAACGCAGACGGCTCCTACACGGCGCGCGGCGTCGACTACATGGCCAAGCTCGACGCGCTCACCGGCGTCCGCAGGCTGCGCTACCGCGACGGGATCTGGGCTGCCGCCGAAGGCCTGGTCTATGAGGGATGGTCCGAACCCGTTCACGTCATCGACCCGTTCGACGTCCCGGCCTCGTACACGCGATGGATCAGCATCGACTTCGGTTACACCGCGCCCTTCGTGGCACAGCTTTGGGCGGAAGACCCGGACGGCCGGCTCTTTCTGATCCGGGAGTGGGTGCGGTCTCGGATGCTCGTTGAGGACCACGCCAAGGTGATCCGCGACCGGCTCTTGAAGGATCAGCCGCGGCCGCGCGCCATCATCACCGACCATGACGCCGAGGACCGGGCCACGTTGGAACGGCACTTGGGCATGTCGACGATCGCCGCGAAGAAGACCGTCTCGGATGGGATCCAGGCGTTCCAGTCGCGGCTGAAAGTCCAGGGCGACGGGCGGGCGCGCCTGTACGTGTTCCGTGACGCGCTCCTCGACCGGGACTCGGAGATGGACGCGGCGTCGCTGCCCATCGGCATGGCCGAGGAGATCTCGGGCTACGTGTGGGCGGTGAAGCCGGGCAACAACGGCGGGCTGAAGGAAGAACCAGAGAAGCGCAACGACCACAGCATGGACGCGGGCCGGTACATCGTCGCCGAGCGTGATCTGGGTGGGCGGCCGCGAGTGAGGTGGCTCGGATGACTCTTGTCGAGTTCCTACAAGGCGCGGCTCGACGGAACAAGGGGATGAAACGGTGACGAAAGAGCGTAGCCGCAGGTGGAAGCACGGTCTGAATACGGCTATGCCGGTCCTACTTGACACGACTGGGACTATGCTGTTGTCGGGATCAGTCATGATGCTCAACGTGGCCGCCGGTGTGGCCGCAGTCGGAGCAGGCCTGCTCGTCCTGAACTGGCGGTTCTACGGCAACAGGTGACACGCGCGAAGGGGGTGACGGGTGGCCAGAACCCTCGTCGGTTCCCTCTTCAACCGAGCAGCCACCGCCGCCGCCAACACCCCCGTCCCGTTCGCCTCCCGCAGCCAGACCTACAGCCGCGGGATCTTCGGCTCCAGCCGCGGCACCACCTCGCAGCTCGACGCGATGGGATCCGTCTCCACCCTCTTCGCCATCGTCAACCGCACCGCCAAGGCCGAGGCCAGCGTCGAGTGGGGGCTCTTCCGCAAGGCGAAGTCCGGGAAGAAGGAAGACCGCACCCCGGTCCTGAGCCACGCGGCCCTCGACCTGTGGAACCGGCCGAACCGCTTCTACATGCAGTCCGAGTTCGTCGAAGCCGGCGCGCAGCACAAGCAGCTGACGGGCGAGACCTGGTGGGTGATCGGCCGCGTCGAGGGCGTGGACATCCCGCTGGAGATGTGGCCGGTACGCCCGGACCGCATCCAGCCGGTCCCGGACCCTGAGGAGTTCCTCCTCGGCTACATGTACACCGGCCCGGACGGGCAGCAGGTCGCGCTCGGCATCAACGACGTCATCTTCATCCGCACCCCCCACCCGACCGACCCGTACCGAGGCATCGGCCCGGTCCAGGCTTTGCTCACCGACCTCGACGCGACCCGCTACTCGGCCGAGTGGAACCGCAACTTCTTCCTCAACTCGGCGGAGCCCGGCGGGATCATCGAAGTCCCCGACCGTCTCGGTGATGACGAGTTCGACGAGCTGCGCGACCGATGGAACGAGCAGCACAAGGGCATCGCCAACGCCCACCGTGTCGCGATCCTGGAACACGGGAAGTGGGTCGACCGCAAGTTCACCCAGCGGGACATGCAGTTCGCCGAACTGCGCAACATGTCAAGGGAGATCATCCGCGAAGCGTTCGGCTTCCCCAAGCCGATGACCGGCGCTGTCGACGACGTCAACCGCTCCAACGCCGACGCCGGCGCGGTCATGTTCGCCCGCTGGCTCGTCGTCCCCGACCTCGAAGCCATCCGGGACGCCCTCAACCACCGGCTCCTTCCCCTCTTCGGCCCCACCGGCCAGGGGCTGGAGTTCGACTTCGTCAACCCGATCCCCGAAGACCGAGAGCTCGCCGCCAAGGAACTCGAATCCAAGGCCGCGGCCCTCCACGAGTTCGTCCAGGCCGGCGTGTACGGACCGGATGCAGTCGAGGCACTCGGCCTGCCGGAGATGTCGTTCGGGCAGCCGGATGCAGACCCGGACCGGGCGCTCCTCGTGGACATCCTCAAGGCTGCCCCCGCAGCGCTCGCTGACCGGATCCTGCCGATGCTGGGCTTCGATGTTCCCGCCGCGCCCGCACCCGCAGCACCGGAAGGCGCGCCGCCTGCTGTTCCGCCGGAGCCTGAGCCGGCCCCGGTCGGGGACGGGCCGACAGACACGTGGCAGGACGCCGTGGCCGGGCTGGTGGGCGATGACGTCGAGGCGGCGATGCGGTGGGAAGCCATCGCGAAGATCGACGACAACACGTGCAAGCCGTGCGCCGACAACGACGGCACGGTCTACCGCAACCGGGCCGCTGCCTGGAAGGACTACCCGGGCGGGACCGGCTACGTGAAGTGCATCGGCGCGGAACACGGCAACGAATGCCGCTGCAAGGTCGTCAAGCGCAGGAAGACGAGGGACGACGAATGATCACCCTGCCCTCCACGGTCGCGTCCTTCGCCGCCAGCCAGCGGGAGAAGGCTGAGAAGCTGCGCGCGCAGCACGGCATCCAGGAGCAGTCCTGGTACCGCATCGTCAACGCCGCCTCGCCGGACGAGGCCGAGGTGATGCTGTACGACGAGGTGGGCGGCTGGTACGGGGCGACCGCGGATCAGTTCATCGCCGATCTGCGTGGGGTGACGGCGCCGAACCTGCGGGTGCGGATCAACAGCCCGGGCGGCTCGGTGTTCGAAGGCATCGCGATCGCCAACGCGTTGAGGAGTCATCCAGCGCAGGTCACCGTGCAGGTCGACGGGATCGCCGCCTCCATCGCGAGCGTGATCGCCATGGCCGGGGACCGCATCGAGATGGCCCCGAACACCATGCTCATGATCCACGACGCGTCCGGGGTCTGCCTCGGCAACGCCGCGGACATGGAGGAGATGGCCGAACTCCTCGACCTCATCTCCGACAACATCGCCGACGCCTACGCCGCGCGCGCCGGCGGCACTAGGGACGAGTGGCGGGCCCGGATGCGCGCCGAGACCTGGTATCTGCCCGACGACGCGGTGGAAAACGGCCTCGCCGACGAAGCCATTACCACCCCGAAGGCCGGCGACCCCGCGGCGCCCCCGGACGAGGACGACGAGCCGGACATGGCACGCCCCTTCGACCTCGCCGCCTACGGCTACACCGGACCCAGGGCCACCGGTGGTGTGGTTGAGAACGCGCCCCTGGCGGGTGAGGGCGGTACGGACTGTGTAACGCCCCGCGCGACCGCTGCTTCCGAGCAGACGCCGACGCTCGTCATCTCCATCGGGGACCTCCTCGACGAGGAAGCGGTCGCCCGGCTCCGCGCCGCGGTACAGCCTCCGGCA